ATTTGAGGAATTTTATGGATACCCCCCACCTCTTTAAAAATTATTTTTGGGCGATTGGGTACCGGTGAAGGGAACTTTTTCCAAGTCGGGACCGCTCAGACAAAAAGGGGATAAAAACTAAAGGGATTTTGGGAAGGAGGCCTAGTTTTTGGCAAAACCAGTCACAGCTAAGTCAATCAAGTCAAAAGTCATCAAACAGATGAAAGAGCTTGGGACTTATCGCAAAGAATTTGACATGATCATTGACATTTTTTCAGGGATGCTTTTTCAGTATCAGAAACTTGCTCAGGACTATGCTGATATGGGCTACCCTATCACAGATGTTTATGTGAACAAGGCGGGAGCTGAGAATGAACGCAAGGTCCCCATCCTAACAGCGATGGAAATCCTACGGAAAGACATACTCAGTTATTCTAATCAATTGATGATGAATCCAAAATCACTTGGTGAAGTAGTAGAACAAGACAATGGATCTGTTCTTACAGAGGTTCTGAAATTCAAAGACCAAATCAAAAAGAAACGGGTGAAGTCTGATGGGTAACGTGGAGAAAACTAAAAAATACGTTCAACACGTTCTAGACCATCAGGAAGAGCATTGTGAAGAGAACATTTTGGCAGCATCACGCTTTCTGAGAGACTTGGACAATCCAGAGTTTGAGATGGATGAAGACATGGTTGATTTTGTCGTTCATTTCATTGAAAACACAATTGTCCATCAGCAAGGAGATGACATGTTTGCGGTGTCCATCCGTAACAAGCCATTGTTGCTTCAACCGTGGCAACATTTTGTTGTGGTCAATCTCTTTGGCTTCTACATCAAAGGAACGAATGAGAGACGCTTCAAGGAAGCTTTGATCATGCTTGCCAGAAAGAATGGCAAGACTTCCTTCACTGCTGCAATCGCTCTGGCCTATCAGATTCTTGATACAGATAGCGGTTCAAAATGCTATATTGTAGCCAATTCTGTCAAGCAAGCCTTGGAAGCCTTTGGTTTCTTGCGGTTTAATGTTGAGCGATGGAATGACAAGAACATCCGTATCAAGGATAACAACCAAGAACATTCCATCACAGCAAATTTTGGTGAAGAGGGTTCATTCTTCATCCAAGCACTGGCCAATGATGAAAGCCGGCTTGACTCTCTCAATGGGAATGTCATCATTCTAGATGAAGCCCATACCATGAGAAATTCCAAGAAATACGGTCTTATGAAGAAAACAATGTCAGCATACCGGAACAGTATGCTTTTTGTTATCTCTACAGCCGGGGACATTCCAACAGGTTTCCTTGCTAACCGTCTGAAATATTGTCAGAAGGTCCTGAAAGAGTTAGTCAAAGACGATTCATTCTTCATCTTCATCTGCAAAGCCAATCAGGCAACAGATGGAGATGTGGGAGATTACTTGGATGAGAATGTGTTGAAGATGGCCAATCCTTCATGGGGTGTGACTGTATCGCTCAAGGCTCTCAAGGAAGAAGCAGAACAGGCCTTGAATGATCCACAGACCAGAAACGAGTTCTTCAATAAGACTCTGAATGTCTTCACTAACTCAATGAACGCTTATTTCAATCCAGATGAGTTCATTGCTAGTGATGACTGCTATGACTGGAGCATTGAGGAGCTTGCAAAACTTCCTATCCGATGGTATGGAGGAGCTGACCTCTCAAGACTGCATGACTTGACCGCTGCTGCTCTCTATGGTGTATACAACGATGGTGAAAAAGATGTTGATATCTGTATCACACACGCTTTCTTCCCTCGTGTCAATGCTCAGAAGAAAGCCAATGATGATGGCATCCCACTATTTGGGTGGCAATCAGATGGCTGGCTTACCATGAGCAACACTCCAACGGTTCTCTATGATGACATTGTTAAATGGTTCATAGAGATGAGACAGAAAGGCTTCAAAATTGCTGCTGTCGGTATGGATAGAAAGTTTGGTAGAGAGTTTATGCTCAAAATGAAGCAGGCTAAATTCAAAATGATTGACCAGCCTCAGCTATTCTATTTGAAATCAGAGGGATTCAGAAGAATTGAATTGAAAGTGAAGAATAAAGAATTTTATTATGTGCATTCGGACGCTTATGAATACTGTGTCAGCAATGTCAGAGCCATTGAGAAAGTGGATGATGCTGTCCAGTATGAAAAACTAGATGGCGATGGAGGTACAGCAAGAATTGACTTGTTTGATGCGAGTGTTTTCGCTTGTATTCAGGCGCTTGCTAACCTTGGTAAGAATAAGAATGTGATGGCTTACTTTGATTAGATAGAAAGGAGGTGAGAAAAATGGGAATCTTTGACAAATTATTCAAGCGTGGCAAGTCTCAAACGATGTTCACAAGCTTTGGGAATTCAGATCTGGGCATCATGTATGATGGAGATGGCTATATTCCACTAGCAAGGAATCCAGATGTGATCATGGCAGTCAATAAAATTGCTGACATGGTTTCAAATATGACGATCCAGCTGATGGAGAATACAGAATCCGGTGATGTACGAATCAAGGACGGGTTAGCCCGTAAGATTGACATCAATCCTTGTGATCACATGACAAGAAAATCATGGATCTTCAAGATTGTCAGGGACTTGCTTCTATTTGGCGATGGGAATTCTGTCCTACATGTGGAATACGATCCAATGACTGACTATATAAGCAATCTCAGACCATTCCCAATGTCGGAAGTGTCGTTCATAAGCAATGATCTGACATACATGATCCACTTCAGGGACACTGATTTCAATCCAGATGAAGTGGTCCACTTTGCCATCAATCCTGATCCAGACCGGCCTTATATTGGGACCGGTTTTAGATTGGCTTTGAAAGACATTGTCCGAAATTTGAACATGGCCACACAGACCAAGAAGGGCTTCATGAACGGAAAGAACGTTCCAAGCCTCATTGTGAAGGTGGACTCATCCAGTGAAGAACTTGGAACAGTGGAAGGTCGTGAGAAAATTGCTAAGAAATATCTGACCACAAGCCAGTCTGGTGAACCTTGGATTGTTCCTGATGCCTTGATGGAAGTGGAACAAGTGAAGCCATTAAGTTTGAATGACATAGCTTTGAATGAGTCAGTAGAAATTGATAAGAAGACAGTAGCTGGAATGTTAGGTGTTCCGGCTTTTGTGTTGGGTGTGGGCGATTTTAACAAAGAAGAATACAACAACTTTGTTAACACAACCATCATGAGCATCGCAACAACGATCACTCAGACGCTTACAAGAGATCTACTGACTTCAACAACACGTTACTTCAAATTCAATCCACGTTCACTGTACTCTTACGACATTACAGAGCTTTCAACTGTTGCTCAACAAATGACCAACAGTGCTGCAATGCGTAGAAACGAGTGGAGAGATTGGGTGGGTATGACTCCGGATCCTGAAATGGATGAAATTATTGTTCTTGAAAACTATCTGCCACAAGGCGAGTTAGGCAATCAGAGCAAACTAAACAAGGAAGGAGGAAATGCCAGTGAAAAAACGTAATTCATACATCGCTACTCAATTTGAGACACGAGAAGAACAAGAATCTGGTGACTTGATTCTGAGTGGCTACTTCATTCGATTTGATGAAGAAACTGAGCTGTGGCCCGGCTATTTTGAAGTGATTAAACGTGCAGGAGTAGAAGAAGCAATCAAGAACGCTGATATCCGTGCATTGTTTAACCATGATCATAACCTAGTATTAGGACGAACAGGGAACAGCACAGTGAGTCTCAAAGTTGATGACAAAGGTCTCTATGGGGACATTATCATCAACAGGAATGATCCAGACGCTATGGGAGCTTATGCCCGTGTACAGCGTGGGGATATTGTTGGATGCAGTTTTGGATTTATGCCAATCAAGGTGGACACTGTTGAGCGTGAAGATGGTTCTTATCTTGATACCGTGCTAGAGCTTGAAATCTTTGAAGTAAGTCCTTGCACGTTCCCAGCATATCCACAGACTGAAATTGCTGCACGGAAGAAAGACTTTGAATGTCTGAAACGTGCTAACAGTAAAGCGTTAAATGAACGCAAAATGAAAATTAAGGAGAAATACAATCTATGAACAAAGCATTGATCTTGGGCGCACGTATGCGCACAAAAGCAAATAAGGTTGTTGAATTGGAAGAAGCAATTGAAGAATTGAACAACCGTTCTGCTATTGAAGCAGAAAAATTGGACCGTGCTGAAACCGATGAAGAAGTTTCAACGGTTGAAAAAAGCCTTGAAGAAATCCAAAAAGAGTTGGAAGAGAAGCAGGCAGAAAAAGCAAAACTTGAAGAAGAAATCGAAGAGCTTCAAAAACAAGTTGATGAACAGAATCAGAAAGCCCCAACATTCAAAGATGGGGATCAGCGTGGAGGAAAAAAATTGGAAAAACGTGAAGCAGTCATCTCATACATTCGCTCATTGGGTCAAAAACGTGATGGTGTCAAGACTACTGATGTAGGAGCTATCATTCCTAAAGAAGTATTACAACCACAAAAAACACCAGAACGACAAAATCCATTGCTTAACCTTGTACATATTGTAAAAGTAACCAGTGGATCAGGTTCTTATCCAGTCATGAAAAAATCAAATCGAAAAATGACAGAAGTTGGAGAACTTGAAGAAAATCCAGAGTTAGGAAAAACAAAAATCAAGGAAGTTGATTACAAAATCAAGACATATCGTGGGGAAATCCCTATCTCTCGTGAAGCAATTGACGATGCTCAATATGATCTAATTGGCCTCCTACAAGAAGACATTCAAGATCAAGACGAACAAACCAAATTGGCTATTGTTGCAGACGTTTTGAAAACTGCTAAAGCTGTAAACGCTAGTGGATATGATGGACTCAAGGACATTTTGAACACCAAGATTTCATCTGTTTATAAAAAGTCTCTTGTTGTTACTGACTCTATGTTTAACACTTTGGACAAAGTAAAAGATAAAACTGGACGTTATATGCTTCAAACTGACATCACTTCTCCAACAGGTTATTCATTCTCTGGGAAAACAATCTATCCTGTCGATGATACCCTATTAGGTCAAGAAGGAGATATGAAATATTTCATCGGAGATGTTGAATACTTCCTTACATTGTTTGACCGCATGGAGTTGAGTGTCAACTGGGAAGATAATCATCGCTATGGTAAGAATCTTGCTTCTTACTTACGTTTTGACATTAAGAAAACAGATGAAGATGCTGGTGTGTTTGGCACATACACTGACGCTGTAAGCTAAGGAGGTATCACATGACCTATACAGTAATCCGTCCATTCAAGGACATGCGTGATGAAGAACAACATGAATATAAAATTGATGATGTGTTTCCACGCAAAGGCTATGAACCTGATCAAGAGTTTGTTAAAGGACTCTTGACAGGCTTCAACTCAGCAGGTTCAATCTTCATCACTGATGAGGTGGTGAAGAAAGCTACTGAGGAAGTAGAAGAAAACACTGAAGAAGTGAAAGAAGCTACTGAGGAAGTAGAAGAAACTACTGAAGAAGCGAAAGAAGCTACTGAGGAAGTAGAAGAAGCTACTGAAGAAAAACCAAAGCGCAAGAAAGCAACTAAGAAAGAGGAAGAATAGCATGGACACTGGTCAGTTAGTGGAATTACTTAAAATCAAATTAGGAATTGCTTCAAATTTGCGAGATAAAACACTAGAGAAGATTGTCTCAAGCGTCATCAGCGAATTAACAAACAATCTGGGTGTTGAATTGGTTCCAGATCGTGCTGACCATGAAATGTTCATTGTTGACTTTGCTGCTTATCGCTATGAAGGTGGTGTTGATCTACCACGTCACCTTCAATGGCGCTTGCACAATCTGCAAATCTCTTCCAAGAAAGAGGTGTGAGATGTGGAATGATGAAATCACATTGATAGGTTTTAAAATCACAGGCAAGGACAAGCTCAAGCAAGATCTGACTGAGAAAGTAAAGACTACAATTTTCTGTAAAAAGAAATCTATCACACGGTCCGAATTTTACCAAGCCAATCAGGCTGGCATCCGGCCCAATCTGATTGTTGATATTCATAGCTTTGAATACGACAATCAGGAATTTGCTGAATTTGGTGGTAAGGAGTACCGGATTTTGAAAACATATCCAATCAACCTCAACATCCTTGAATTGACTTTAGTGGAGAAAATGACATGAGCCAAGATCTAGCCAGTCAAATTGCTAAAGCATTAGCAGAGTATTCCACAGAAGTTGAAGAAGAAGTGGATAAGATAGCAGAAGAAACAGCAGAAGAGGCCGTCCAAGAATTAAAAACCACAAGTCCAAAAAGTCCAAGGGCAAAAGGTGGTAAGTATGCCAAATCGTGGAAAAAAACAAAAATGGGGAAAGGTAATTTTGTGGTGCATAACACAAATTACCGCCTCCCACATTTGCTTGAATTTGGCCACTTAAAGAGGAACGGGGGACGGGTTTCCGGCATCGTACACATCAAGCCGGCAGAAGATCACGCTATTGAGAATTTTGAAAAGAAATTGAAGGAGCTTGGAAGATGAAGCTGTCAGAGTTTGCAGAAATTTTGGAACAGGCTGGCCTGCCTGTCACTTACAAGGCATTCAGGGAAGGAAATGTCCCATCACTGCCTTACCTTGTCTATTTTGAAAGCTTACCATCTATCACAGGGACAGACAATCGAGCATCATACAAGATTCGTACTGTCACGGTAGAACTAGCCTTTGAAAGAAAAGATGAGGAACTAGAAGAACGATTAGAAGAGCTATGGAATGACCATAAGCTCTTTTATGATGTTCAGGAAGAAAATTTTATTGAATCAGAGAGACTATTCGTGAAGTCTTATGAAGTCTATCTATACTAAGGAGGAAAGAAATGACTGAAAACAAAGTTACCTTTGGACTTGAAAATGTCCATGTGGCACCAATCCAATCAATCAGTGAAGCAGGAGTGATCACTTATGGTCAAGTATTCCGTTTCCCTGGAGCGATGGAATTGACGCTGGATCCTAAAGGGGATTCAGGATCAGTGAAAGCTGATAACATTGATTATTACTTCGTTAACTCAAATGAGGGATATGAAGGTAAGCTCAAAGTTCCAAACATCATTGAAGCCTTTGCCACAAAAATCTTGGGCGACATCAAAGACTCCACAACAGGAGTCATCACAGAAAAGGCAGATGCGAAGACAACCAACTTTGCCATCATGTTTGAATTCTCTGGTGATGCTAACAAGACACGTCACGTCATGTATTACTGTTCAGCAAGTCGCCCATCTAGCGGATCAGCTACCAAGAACGGAACCAATGTGAATGAACGTGAATTGAGCTTCAATGCCAGTCCTCGCCCCGGTGATCAAGTGGTGAAACGTTCTATCACATCAGCGGATGATCAAGAGGTTTATAAGAAATGGTTTGAAAAGGTTTATGAACCTAATCAAGCTTTGTAATTAGGGGGGTCTTAAATGCGTAAGAGTGTGATCATTAGTGAAAAGGAGTATGAGCTTGTTACAAATGCTTACACTCCTATTGCTTATAAGAGCGAATTTGGAAAAGATTTTTTCCAAGATTTATTTGGAATGATCTCAAACCAGAACATCATGCAAATTGCTGAGAATGGCAACAATGAAGTTGACATCAACATGTTAGCCAATTTTGACATGACCTTCTTCAATCGCCTTTTTTGGGTATTCACAAAATCAGGGAACCCACACATCAAGCCTTATGAACAATTTTTCATGGAGATGGAAGAATTTCCCTTGCAGGATATTGCTCCAATCTTGATGGAAATGATCAACGACACAATGACATCAAAAAAAAACCAGATGAGTCAGAATCAGCCAGTGATGAAATCTTTACAGTAGAATCTTATCTCTCCTGTTGCAAAGAAACTGGGCTTACAATTGATGATCTGAAGCACATTTCAATTGGAATGGCTCTGGATTATCAAACAGATTATGTGAATTTGCGTACTGAAAATAAATCAGAAACACGCAAGGCCACACAGTCAGATTTTGACTCATTTTAGTCTGAAATAGAGTGCTGAGAGGAAGAATCTGAGGTCAAGTTCATTGAATAGATGGACGATTGATCACAAGAATCCTTTAGGCGCTCTTTATATTTTTATGTGAAAGGAGGACATATGGCCGGT